GGCGACGAGCAGACGGACACCAAGATCGCCGCCGAGGGCGGCGGCCGCCGCGCGTCCAAGAACCCGCGAGGCATGCCGCACTACACGGCGCTGATTCATCCGCTGGTCGCGGCCGACTTCCGCTCGCAGCCGACCGTCATCACCGCATGGAGCTACAGCGACATCAACCGCCTCTACAACGCCGAGGCGGGCGAGTGGTCGGGCATCCGCTTCTGCGAATCGAACATGATCCAGTCGTTCGTCGGCGTCGCGGCCATCGAGGGCTCGCCGACGACGGCGGGCAGCCTGGCCAGCGACGACTACTACATCCAGGTCACGGCATCGGACACGCAGAACCAGTACGAGAGCCGCATCTACCAGGTTTCCGCCGCCGTCACGGTGGTCGGCCCGACCGGATCTGTCGATGTGGTGCTGCCGGCGCTGACCGGCTTCACGTTCAACGTCTACATCGGCACCGACGCGACGCCGACCAACCTCGGCCTGTGCTCGGCCGGCCCGACCAGCGGCCCGATGCAGGGGCAGGCGGTGCAACTCGAGCCCGGGCAGACCGTGACCATCACGGACATCGGCACGGCGCAGACGCCACCGGCCGCGCCGGCGACCGGCGTCACGGTCTACCCGACCTTCGTCATCGGCCGCGGATTCTACGGCCAGGTCGTGCTCGACAACGCGCAGTTCACGTACCTCAAGGAGGCCGACAAGTCGGACCCGCTGAACCAGCTGCGCATCGTCGGCTGGAAGGTCTATTACGGGACGATCATCCTGAACAACCAGTTCGGCGCCCGCATCGAGTCCACCTCGGCCTACTCTGCGACCTTCGGCTGACCGTGGTTGACCTGACCAGCGCCGAGGATATGCGCGACCTGTATAGGCAGGTCACGGAGGCGTTGCGCGAATGCCCGGCTCCCTCGCTGTGGCGCCCGCTCTATGCCGCCCTGGGCGAGGCGATGGAGGGCATCGTGGAACGCCATGACAGGGTCGACCGCATCGCGGCAGACCTTCTGAAAAGGACTGGCTGATGAGCACGATCACGCTCGGCACGGACGCACAGACGACCCTGACCGCGCTGGCGTTCAACCCCCAGGCTGCGGCGGCCGACTTCGCGTCGATCGCCCAGCTGATCCTGGACGACCTGAACGTGGCGCATCCGATCGTGCCGGGCTCGTTCATCCAGCAGGGTCTGCTGTTCGTGCCGAACCGGGGCATCCTCAAGGTGCTGCCAGGCGATTATGTCGGCGTCGACGCGAAGGGCTGGCCGATCCTGGTCAGCGCCTACTCGATCGCCGCCGCATCCGATTGGACCCATAGCTGAGGGAAACATGGCGCGACCGACCAAGCGAGGACTGAGCGGCGAGCCGCTGGACGATCCGTTCAACATGACGCCCGAGCAGCCGGTCGAAGGCCTGCTGACGGCTGAGGATCTGGCGCGCGTCGAGAAGGAGGCGCAAGCCGAGGTCGACCAGCAGATCAAGGCCCGTGCCCTCAAGCGCGCCAAGGAACAGGCCGTCATCCGCGCCAAGGTGGCGGCCGGTCTGCTGCCGCGCACGGCGGACGAGCCGGAGGTGACGGTCAGAATCGACGTGGCCAAGTTCGCGCCGAACGTCATCCTCGACCAGCGCATCTACTGGCATGGCTATTCCTACAAGGTGCCGTCCGGCGTGGCGCGCACGCTGCTCGAGATCATGCACCGCACGCACGGCCACGAGGCAGAGGTCCAGGGCCGCAGCCGCTTCGAGAGCGCGCAGCGCCAACGTCCGATCGTGCTGGGGCCGCGCGGCGTCACCACCAGCCGCAATCTGAGGGTCTGATCGCATGGCCGAGATTTCCGAGACGGTGAAGAAGACAGACGCGCCGGCGTTCGGCGTGTCGTTCCAGGTCGACCTCGGCGGCGGCATGGGCATCGTGTTCCAGACGCATCTGGAGCGCGAGGCGGCGCTGAACGGCCAGCTCGACGGCCTGCTCGACCGCATGTATTCCGCCGGCGAGCGCCAGAAGGCCAAGGGCGAGCTGCTGGCGCTGCACAAGCACGTCGAGCAGCACCACAAGCTGATCGCCGACGGCGACGCGCGCGTGCTGCATGCCGAGGAAAATCACCAGAAGGCCGTCGCCGAGCGCGAGGCGGCGATCGGCGCCTTCCTCAAGCTGCGCGCACGCGAGGAAGAGGCGGCGCGCGAGGAGCACAACGCCAGCGGCCGCCGCGGCGAGTTCAAGCCGGGCGGCGCGCTCAAGTCGCGTCTATCGGCGCATGACGCCTCGATCCAGAAGGCCAAGGACGACATCGCCAAGCTGGAGATGGAGCGCGACAAGGCGCTCAAGGCCGAGGCGCACGCCAGGCAGGTGGCGCTCGACGAGATCGAGAAGACCCAGGTCGAAATCGAGAGGCGGCAGGCGCTCATCAGTCCTGCCGGGTAGGCATGGCGCTGACCGCCGCACAGATCGTCAATCTCGCTTGCGGGATCGCCAAGACGCCCGGGATGATCGTCCAGGCCGGGCAGATGCTGAACGCCATCCTCGACGAGCTCGCGCGCGATTTCGATTTCCAGGAAGGCGCGCTCAGCAGCACGGTCTTCAACTTCAATCCGTCGTCGCTGACCACCAGCGTCTACCCGAACATCCAGCCCGGCGGCGGTCCCTACGCGCTGCCGGCGGACTTCCTGCGCATCTACGGGCAGCAGTGGTACCTTCTGGGCGTCGCCTATCCGATGATCCCGTGCGATCTGAAGGAATACGACCTGCTGGTGCAGCAGGCGGGTCTGCAGAGCTACCCCTACATCTTCGCCACGGACATGAGTCAATCGCCGCCGAACCTGGTGATCTGGCCGCCGGCGAGCGGCACCTACCAGTGCCTGATCCGCTACTACTCCAAGCCGGCCGAGATCGCGACGCCGCAGACCAGCAGCGCCGTGCCGTGGTTCCCGCTGTCGAGCTATCTCTACACGCGGCTCGCCGGCGAGATGATGAAGATCAGCGGCGACGGCCGCTGGCAGGCGTTCATCGGCGACGCCGACCCCGACAAGGACCAGCCCGGCAGCGCGGCCTCGATGCTGCGGTCGTACCTCAAGATGCGAGACGACAAGTCCGACCGCTCGCAGACCGTGAAGCTCGACCGGCGCCGGTTCTCGAAGAAGTTCTCGCTGCTTCGCAACACCAAGACCGTGGGTTGGTGATGCAGCTACGTGACCGCATCAAGCGCCATGAATCCTTCCGGCCGTTCGTCTACGACGACGCGACGGGTAAGGAATTGAAACCGGGCGACACGGTCAAGGGCACGCCGACGTTCGGCTACGGCTTTACCCGCGTCGATGCCGAGGAGAGCGAGATGATGCTCGACCGGCGCATCGCCGCCGCCACGCGCGATGCGCGCGACGTCGTGCTGATCTTCGACAATCTCGATCGCGTGCGCCGGGATGCGCTGATCGAGATGGCCTATCAGCTCGGCGGCCCGCGCTTTTCCGGGTTCAAGAGGATGATCGCCGCGGTCAATATGCGCGATTGGCAGGCAGCCTATGAGGAAGCGCTGGACAGCCGATGGGCGGAGCAGACCCCGTCGCGCGCGCACGAAATCGCCGGCATGCTGTTGACCGGAAACAAGCCGGCTGGGGGCTGATCGTGGCGCTCAACGGTCGCTCCCTCGTCTGGCGCCCCCGCGGGCTTTCGGATGCGCTTGATGGCTCCAACGCCTTCAACGGCGCCATGCGCCAGTTGGTCAACCTCATCCCGGATCCGACTACGCGCGCCCTGTTCGTCTGTCGCCCGGCGTCCGACGAGCTGACCTGGGGCAGCGGCGCGCCCCCGACCACGGCCAATATCAATTCGCTGATGGTGATCGGCGAGTACGCGTATTTCATGGCCGCCGGCAGCGGCGCGACTGCGGCGAACGATATCCCCTACGCCTACAACTTGACGACCGGCGCGTTCACGGCGATCGCGGGGATCACCGCGGCGAACACGCCGACGTCGCCGTTGGCGACCGGCGACTGGACGCCGCCGACCATGGCGCTGATCGGCACGCGCGTCACGGTCACGCATCCAGGGTTCAACACGGCCGGCGGCTACTTCGTCGGCTGGCTGGACATCTCCAACCCGGCGGCGCCGAGCTGGAGCGCCGGCAACGTGGCGACGCAGCCGCTCACCGCGCTGCCGGTGGCAGTCACGCGCTCGCGCGATGGCCGCGCCTACTACGCCGTGGACCAGTACATCGAGGCGTCGGACGCATCGGACCCGACCACGCGCACCAACGCCGACCAGGTGCTGGCGATCGGCGATTCGACGCCGATCATCGCCTTCGGGCCTCTGGCGCTCGGCAACGTGGTCGCCGGCGGCGTCGTGCAATCGGTCATCGTCTTCAAGGAGATCGTCGACCGCGGCGGTCAGATGTTTCAGGTGACGGGCGATTACGGCTCGTCCTGGGCGCCGAACCAGATGAACGTGGCGACATCGACCGTG